GGACTTTCGGTATCGCCTGCTGCAATCTTGTTCACATGGACAAAGCCGTCGTTCCTCAGCATATGGTTGTTGAAGATGTCGGCTCCGCAGTGGTACACGAATCCGCCGTTCAACGGATGGCTGTACTCAGTATCCTTGATTGCCTGTTCCCTCGTAACTGGGTTGGTATTTACGATATACCTACTTATGCTACTTGGATTTCTTGGTGTCGAATCAAGCACGGTTGGATTATCGGAGCCTTCGTCCTTCACCACTTCTGTACGCATATTGAAAAGGACATTGCTGCACACAGGGTTGATTACGAAAATCATCCTGAACCTCTCGCAAGCGTCCCTGTCCTTGTTGTACTGTTCAAGCTGCGAGAAATTGCCCAAAATCCCGCTGTCGTTCAACAGTTTGTTCTTCGTAACAAGGTCAACGCCCATCGCATTTGGTTTGTTCACCGAGAACTTGCTTCTATTTTTTTCGAGAAATACCTTCCTTTCCATATTAACTTGTACTTCCTGATGTTATTCCCTCTGTGCTGTTAGTCTGCCTTACGCTTACCGTCTGAGTGTAGTCGTTCGTAGAGTCGCCTTCGGTTACTGTCATCTTGAACTCAACATCTGCACGCCTTTCCTCGTATCCGCTATTTTCGGCAACCGTGATTTCGATATTCTTGGTAACCTCGCCCGTCGTGCTGTCTGTGCTTGACGAAACTATTCTAACCGTACACCAAGATTGAGTTGAAGAGACACTGAGTGCAAGCGTGGCGTATTCCTTCGAAACAGTGGCGACACAGTTGTATGTATCACCCGCCTTTGGAGCAACAATGCTCGTGAGATACTGATTGTTTAGCATAACCTTGAACACATCAAGACTCTTGACTGTCTTAATCTTCCTGATAGGATTTGCGTAAACCCTGAAGAGGTTAGCCGTGGCATTTCCGTTAGCGGCGGCAGATATTTTTCCGATGATTGCGAACTTAGCGTCGCTTCCGTAGTTGTATGAGCCACCTGCGGGGTTTATTTCCCTTGTGGCGGCACTCGTCGCTCCGCTTATAATCCTCGTCCAAGAATTTGAGTCCGTTTCATTCCTTGTCTTGGATTCCTCAACAGCCCTGTATTTCCTGTCGAAATCAACCCTTCCGTCGAACTTGTTCTTAATCTGGTTCACTGCGTTGTTGATATCCTTGACGCTCAACTCGGTTCCAATCTTGCCAATCTTGTCGGTTTCATACTCAACATAGTAAGTGCCGTCGCTCTCGTTGTACTTGGTGAACGGTATGGTAACCCTTGGAACCTTGGAGTTGAAGAGCCAACCGCTTGGGTCGAACAATTTAACGACAACATCCTTACCCTCCACATCGTACTTAGCCTTGTTCGTGTACCTACCGAGTAGGAAGATAACATTCTTCTCCTCCTCAGTCTTGCCAATCTCCAAGAATGTGTAACCGCTGACTGTGCTGTCAAGGGCTATGAGGCTTGAGAGTTCTGACATTGGAACGATGTAGTATTTAGCACCTGGGTCAGAAGCACCGTTCGCCTCGAAATAGAGCATACCGTTGTTTTCCTTCTCGTAGTAAATGTCGTTGTATAGGTTCGACTTGATATCAATTTCAGCCGTATCAGCAGCGTTCATATATGCATTCGTGTCCTCATATACATCGAAGCCATTATGCTTGTATGCCGAATAACTTGAACCGTTGGTATAGAACGGGCCGCCCTCCTGTACGGAATAGAACAAATCACCCGTAGAACCCTCGGTCCATCCACGCCTATATGTAACCTTGTCAGTGTGGCTCGTTTGCCCTACATTCGCCAAGTCTGATGTGGAAACGGAAATCTTTGTGGTTCCCTCGTCCCATTCGTCCTCAACGCCGTCAATGATAGCCATAAATGTATTACCACCGTATGTCCTTTCAGAACCCGTTCCGTAGGTAAGTCCGTTGGTAATCCTTGCCTCGCACTTTCCGCCATCATCGTCCGTAACAACTTGAGCCCATAGTTCTCCGTTCTCGTTCGTCGTTTCGACGAGTCCCTTGTTCTTCATTACGAAGTAGTTTGCATTCACCGAGAACGGCTTGTCAATTACTGTGTATAGGAATGTGGGATATACGACACCGACATTCAACTCAGCCAAATCCTCAAGTACGCCAGTATCGTCGTTGCTCACGATACACTCAATGGTGTTGTTTGACGAATGATAGATTGCAGGATAAAGGTCGCCGTCAGGAAGTGGCTTGAAGATACAGCCGCCTCCGTCCCTGAGAGCATTGGCGTTCATAACGGAAACTCTCTTGACAGTACCCGTTCCGCCCGTAACCTTCGCTACGAAATCACCGCCGACAGACAAGCCGTTATACGCAGCCGCCGTGTACTGCCTCTGTGGTGCGTAGTCGGAACACCCGTAAACAGGGTGGTATGTTGCATCATCGTCAAGACTGTAGCCCACAGGAAGGTTTGCGTCATAGTCTGAAGACAATGGTTCTGAGTTGTTGTAGATTCCTCCTTCGTTCTGTGGCGAACCGAATATAACCTTGTTTCCGTTCTTGGCGATTACATTGTTTGAGAACGGTTCCTCGGCATTTGTCTTGACAAGGCTCTTCCTTATGTTCCAATAATCAATATCGTCCCTTGACACATTGTCGTAGTTGTTCCACCAACCTTCCCTGAACTTGTTGCCCTGCAAATCCTTGTAGTCAAGTTTCTTCACAGCACCGATAAGAAGCGTAGAACTCTTCGAGTTGAGGAGGTTGATTGTGGTTACGAACGAATAGATGTCGTTATCACAGCCCTGACACCTGAATTTCATATACACATCGTAAGGGGTGTTTGCACTCGCAAGGTATAAGTCGGCACGCCCGTTTGACACGCTCGTACTCTCGCCGCCGTTCTTAGGGTCGTCGCCTTCCCTTACTGCCAATACGGTTATGTTGCCGACTGACATTGTGTCAGGAACATTGACTGTCAAATCCTCGAACGATATGTAACCGCCGTGGTAAATGTCCTTGTTGCTTGCGTTTCTTGGGAGAACATCGTCAGACACATTGAAGTCGTATGAATAGGTGTTGGCATTAACCAATCCGTTTCCAACCGAGAACTCTGCCGTTGATTCCACGCCCTCCTCGTCAGTAATGGTAATCTTGTACTCGCCTGGGCCGAGGACGAAACTGTCAATCTCGTTCTCGTCCTCCCATATGCCGTAGATTGACGAAGCGGAAGAAACGGTATGCTTCCCGAATGTAATCTTATAGACAAGCCTTCCGTCCATATTCTTGACGAAAGGAATAACCGTCGAAACACCCGCACAAGGGTCGAAGTCGGTAACCACCATATAAGAAGCGGTTTCCCTCTCAATGAGGGTTGAACTTTCACACTCCGAGAAGAACTGCTTGTTGAACTCGTCAAGAGCCGTAGAGCCGTCCTTCATACCGAAGTAGAAATAATAACTGTTCTCGTACTGAGGAAGGTATCTGTCGCCTCCCTTTTCCTTTGCGAACTGCCTCATGTGCTTGCTGCTCCTTCTCGTCAAGTCGGAATAGTCAAGTCCCATCCTGAATAGGTAGTAGTCAACGCTTGGGAACTCAATCGTCCTTGTCTTGGTGAACGCCGCCTCGTTAGGGTCGTAGTCTTCCCTCGTCATTGCGTTTGCAATGCCATACTGTGCAAGGGTTGCCGATTCGTCCGTGACATTGACGCTCGGCGTGTTGTAAGGCGTTGACTGCCCGCCGTAATCAACGAGTTCTCCGTTGAAATTGACAGGGTTCACATAATCGAAATCATATACCTTGTACCCCGTCTTTGGGTCTGTCTTGGTTGCGATAAGCCTCTTCTTGTTCATTGTTGAGAACATTACCCTGAACTCATCGTCAACAATGTCGTTACCTGCGATAAGCCCCGTGGGAACCTCGTATGTGTATTCGAGAGAAGCGTCGCCGAAATCGTTGTTCACAGCCCTCACATTCTCCCTTCTCTGAGACATTGAAGAACCAACCTCGCATATTCTCTCAAGGTTGATGCAGGACTTGATGTTCGTCTGTGAATTGACACACGAAAGCCCAAGGAAGTGCCCTCCTGGATAATAGAGCCTCCTTGCGTCAATATTTCCCTGGTCTGGACCAGTGTAGTTCCACGCAATACCCGCAGCCTCCGTCATTGGAAGGGTATCGCTTGGGTCGCCCTCGAAATCCGTGTCATAGTTCTCGCTTGCGTCCTTGTAGCATTTCAACTCCTCGGTAAGCGTACCGCCGACAACATTAACAGGGTCGTCAAGTTTGTTGATGTCGGTATTCTCCGTTGTCTGATTGATAGTCGAACAGATAGTACCATTATCCCCGTAAGCATACAGCCAACCGTTCTCCTCCATATTCGTAAGGGCGAGGTTGGTAGGCATAATGTACGAAGAACTCGTAAGGTGCTTGAATGCCTGCGGTATTCCGTAAGGGTCGCACTCGTTCAATGAGCCGAGGAGTACGATATCCGTTGCGAAGAGGTTAACCTTCCTGTTCATCGGCGTACCCTTCTTAACCCACTCACAAGGCTTCAGGTAATAGACATGATGTCCGTACATCGTCTCCTTCTCGTGGCAGATACCGCCGTTCTCCTTGCCGAAGATAGACTGCTGCGTCAATCCCCTCTGCTTGTGGAGATTGTTGGAAAGAATACGCTGAATGGCATTCTTGAGGTTGGTAGTAGTCCTCGAATAGACTGTGTAATTGCCCATTCCACGCTGTTTCTTGTAGCCGACGGAACACATCTGAGTGTACCTTCTCGTCTTTGCGAACACGCTCGTATCGTCCATACAGCCACGAATCTTAGCCTTCACGATTGTGATTCCGAGGAACTTCCTCTTCTTCCTGATATACCTCATGAACCTCGGTATGTAGATAAGTCCGTTAACCCAATCGTTGTAGAAGTCGAAGTTGATAACCCTGTACTCCTGTGCGAGATTCATTTCGATGCAGGAAACAAGGTAATCGGTGTTCGTCGTAAGGCACTTAGCCTCGTCTTCTGGACTCTGATTTTGGTCGTCAATTGATGTGGGGTCATCATCAGTCGTGATTGAATCAAGAGTCTGTTTGAGTAGGTTGTAAGCCTTCATTCCCTTGGGCGGCTTAGAAGAAACCCATAGCGTATCCTTGAAAACAGGTGCGAAATACCAATTCTCAAGGTCTGGGCACATACCTTCGTCAATGACATTCATCTTTAGTTTTGTCGCCCACTTATAAAGGTCGGTGAACGGATATATGTGGATTTCCCTCGTCACCTTGAAAAGAAGCGTTGCGCCACCAGACAAAAGCGCCAATGCCGTGCTTACAACGCTACCGATATCGGTATTACCCAAGTCGGCAAGTAAATTACCTATCATGGAAATAACACTATTGACAACCTTAACTACCTTTATGAAAATCTTGATTAGGATACACATTACCTTGAACATGAATGGTAGCCTAATCCTAATATTGTTATATGGGATAGGATTATTCTTGCCGTAAGCCTGGCATTGCTTGATTCCCGTGAACTTGCTCTCCTTCCATCCGCCTACCCTTCTCTTCTGTATTCTTGGGATATATGATTTTACGGTATAAACCTCGTTCCAAAACAGGTCACGGAACGATTCGTCCGATGTGAACGAACCGAACTCATAGTCGTACTTGTCGTGTCCCTCGCCTTCGAGATTCTGAGGGTTGTGCGGAACGAGTACCTTTGGTCTGAAATAATTGTCGGTGTTCTGCTCGAAGTCCTGCATTGAAATCCTGAACCTTACCCTCGTCCTCGTAGGAATACCCTTGTCTGGATTGTCGGTAGGAACCATATTTCCGTACTCGTCGGTCATCATATAGTCAAGGTTCATGGGAATCTGATAACACCATATGCCGTCGCCGTTGATTAACTCAGTGCCCTTGACTTGGAACTCCTCAACGCTTCCCGCATAGGTTTTGCGTATCATCTCAATCGTTCCCTCACCAGTGACGAGTTCGTCCATATCTCCCATATGCGGCGTTGGAATGCACTTCTTCGAGATACCCTGAGACGCAGGGTCGCTTGCGATTGAACCCATGAACACGCAGGTGGGCTCGAACTTGAAGGCAACATCAATGTCGGCCCTCGTTATCCCGATTTCCTCACCGAGCGATTCGTTTCCCCAGAAAGGACGGACATAAACGGTTTGGTCCTGCGTGAATATCTGGCTGAGGTTTGAATAGTTGGTTCCTGTCTTGAACATATTCGGGTTCTCGAACTGCTCAACGGTATATCCCTTGTAAACGAAGTCCCTTGGACGCTGAGAAAGTATTCCGCAGTCGGACAAGTCAAGGTCCATATGAAGTATCTGATTGCCCGTAGGAACGCCGCAAATGATGTAATCACCAGCATTGTTCGTCCTTGTCGTGTACTTGTAGTATTTGTCGAAGGTTTCTATAATATCCTCATTATCAAGGAGATACCTCTTGTTTGGGAATGTACCAACGATTTGGTGGCAGTTACTTATCTTCTCGTCAGGTAGCAGGTTGTACCTAACCCCGTTCTCGTCTCTCGAAGCTGGGCTTGAGTATGGATAGATGGCAAGAATCTTCTCGTCATCGGTATCGTCCTTACCGATGAAGACACTAATCTTTGCGTTCGGAATACCGAAGCCGTTGTTTGCGAGAACACGCCCGACAACAACACCGTAGTTCGAATTATGGAGTCTGTACAAGTCCTGACTATCTATCTTAAGAGACAGAATGTCAAGCACTTCATAATCCTGTTCGAGGTTGACACTTAAAAAAGAGTCAGCCCCGACATTCGCCTTTATCCTATATGATTTCTTTACATCGCCCATTCTAAGCCTTCTTTACTACTTTATCTAAATGTATCACTTCACCCTTTCCGAGTTTAACCAAGGCAAACACAGCCATAAGCGGCAACAGCGGAAGCGTCATGAGGTAAAGGAGAAAGTTCTTAACCCCCACTTCCACCTTTCCACGGATGTTCGTAATCTTGCTCTGTGGAACCTTATCGCCATACTTCTTGTGGAGATAGTCTATGTTCTGTGATACCTTACAGTTGCAAGCCATATTATCTCTCCTTCAATCTTACACGGATATCCTGACTTGGGTTCTTAATCTCCATCATCGAATCTCCGTCATTGTAGAGGATGCCGTCAGTGACATCAAGGTCGACAAGCATCCTGTCGCTAACTGCGTCGCCTTCTCCGTTTCCGTAATAGACGCTCACCGACTGCCCGATTTGAGTGTTCGAATAACCCTGTTCGGTGATGTTGAACACCCTGAGTTCAATGAGGTTGAGAACACCGTCCACCTTCGAGATTTCCTTCTCAAGGTCGCCAACATATATTTCCTCGCCCATGATGTGGCGGTTGATGTCCATATAGTCCTTCACCGTCTGTATAATCTTCTGAACCACATCCGTCTTATTGTAGTTCTTGTCCACGATTGCGTCAATGTCGAATCCGAGGTTGATAATCCTACCAGGCTTGATTTCGACGAAATCGTTAATCATCCTATACCTCTCAAGATAACGCTCAATGTTCTTGATGAGGGTGACGGGGAGGATTGTGTCAAGTTGTCCGAGGTGGTTGATACCGAGAAGGTAAACCATAATCTTGTTGTTCTCTTCCATGACACCAACCCTGAACGGAGTACCGTACTTAGGAGGGAGGTTTAGAATCCTGTCAACATAGTCCTTGACCGTGACACACCTTTCCTGTGCCGAGTTGTGGTATTTGATAAGGTACTTGAGTTCGGCGTTCGAAGGCATATCCTTACCTGAAACGGAAGGTGTGGTGTTCACCACCGAAATCGTTGACTTGACAAGGTTTATGATATCCTTGAAGTTGGTTGTCTCGTCGTTCCTGAAGTGGATGTCAAGGTATGAAATCCTGTTGATAGCACCCGCAGCGACATTGCTTGAAGCACCGCCGCCTACACGGTACATAATGAACATCGTACTGTCAGGCTCAGGGAGAAGTCCGAGTGCCTTGTTATTGAGCGTCCTCGAAATCTGCCACTTTGCGAAGTCTGACATACTGTCACCGAGTTCCACATTGCCGCCCGTTCCAGAACCGAAGATAAGTTTGAGGTATCCGCTGTCAGTGTACTCCGTAATGTACTTATGCTCAACGGGTTTCCATTCTCCCTTGGTGACGCAGTAGGTAGGAGTTCCGTTGTATCCGTAGAGGAACTTCTTCGCATTTCCGTCAACGAGTTCGTCACCCCATCTCTCAGGCTGCGCAAGGCTGTCAACCTCAAAGAACTTGACTTTCCTCTTTCCGTCGCCGCAAAGGTTCTCCTCCTCACTGTAGAACTCACCATATGAAGGAACGGTGTTCGCATAATCGCCCGTAGCGACGATAACCGACTCAATGTTCATCACATCGGAAACTGGAAGGATAACCTCCATAAACGGCTTGATGTCGCTTGCCTTGATTGACTGTCTGTAAATCCTCGTCTCACCTGCGACAACAACCGACAGTTTCGACACTGTGTAGCCCGTGATGATTCCGTTGGTGTTCACATTCGGCGTGATTGTCCTGTCGCTAACGCCGTCGTTGTTGAACTGCGAAGCGAAGTCAATGTCCTCCATAACCTCGAAGGACTGAGTTGGCGAAGACACCCTCGTTCCACGCTTGATAATCGGCGCAGCGTCATAGTTGGGGTCAGCGCCGTTGACTGGAAGGACACAGGAGAACCTGACTTCAGCCATAGCGCCCTTCGGGCCTGGTATCTTAACGCCGTTGTTCCTCGCAATGTTGAAAAGCGAAGCCTTCTCGTTGGCACTGTCAATGTTCGTCTCCTGATAAACCCTGTCAATGTGGTATGAAAGGTCGTCTGCGATTGCAGCGTTAATGCCAATCAGCCATGACGCAACCGATGCGTCATCGTAAGTCACATTGAAATCAGGGAAATACTTCTTTGAATACTCTATAAGTGCCTCCTTGTAGTCGGCGTATGTCCTGTTAAGGTATGATATTCCGTTCTCCATCTCTTAAAGTTTTATTGCTACGGTAGTGTCTTCCGTCTTATTGCCGAATTTTACTGAATATGTTATTGAGACGATTATGTTATGTTCGTCTGTTTCGTCTGTGTATATGCTTATGTCCTTGAACTGTGCCGCTGGGACATACTTGCCCACCTGTGCCGTTATCTCGTTCTTGACTGATGCGAACATTTCATCGGTTTTCGGACCGAACACATAATCAATCAGCGAAGTGCCGAAATCAGGGTCTCTCAACTTCTGTCCTTTAGGGGTAAATATTACATGAACAATCTGAGATTTGATACTCTCAGAGAATGTTTTGTTCATATCCATATAGACATTTTCGATGTTATCATTGGAAAATGGATAGCGAATCCCATAGCGTTGAATTTTAGCCATTTTTAACACCATTTATATATTTTATTAAATCCATTGTGTTGGTAAAACATTTTTCTTCATTGTGCTTATTGCCCACCATAAAAAATAACAGCCCAACTCCGTTTTCTTCACATAAGCGTTTTTTAGTCAAATCCCTATTTATCACTTTTTCTAAGGTTTTATCGCCTCCCCGATACTCAACAGGTCGGTAATGCTGCTCACCCTGGCATTCTATACCAATGTTATAGTCTGGTAAATAAAAATCCAACCTTAAGTTTTTCTCATTAAAACATTTTGGTCAACCGTTACCGTTTAAATGATAGTACGGAACCTGCATAAACTCACCATGTTCTTTACAAATAATACAAACAGGTGTTCTACAATTTATATACTTAACCTTAGAGTAATCATACTTATCGCCATGAATACTCTTCGCTTTTTCTATAAAAATTTCCGTAGTTAAACTCATAATAAACAATGTTATCAATAATAAATAGTTATCGTGGGATTTTGCCCTTCACTAAAATAACGAGTTTCAGGCGAATAGTGAATGAAAAAACGCAGCCGTATGACTGCGTTTATTCGTAATGTATTGGTGGTTTTCTCTTTTTATGTGCAAACTCATGACAATTTTTGCAAAGGGTTATATAGCACGAATCTGGGTAGTCCCACGGGTCAATAAAATTGCCGTTTTTCATCTTATACCATTTGTGATGAACCTGAAGCGGATTCTTTTTAGTACCGTGCGTATGACACCACTGACATTCGTGCCCGTCCCTGTTAATTATCTGTGCCCGTTTCGCAACCCACCTTTTATCATTCAAAACCTCGTTGTACGACACTTCGATTTCCTTATCCTCAAAATGCCCGTCTTCGTATTGGAATCTTACCTTTTTGTAAGTTTTCCCGTTCTTGGTTACTTTTTGGTGTAGGTCTGTCGCCTTCGGCCACGGGGTTCTTTTTGGTGCGGTTTTATCATAGCCGTAGTAATCATCCTTCCTTCTCCTTGGAAGCATTATAACGACTACGGCTAAAATAACCACTATCCAAAATATGAAACTATACAAACTCATTAGGTGTACATTCCTTCTTCTTGCTTTATATAAGGTACTTTCAATATCCTCTCAGGCTTGAAGTTATGCTGCAACCAAAGCGTCCAAACCCTCTCGCTGAGGAAGCCTCCGATTGAAGTCTGCCACCTGACAGCCTCTTGCGGTATGTTCCTCTTGTCTGGATACCTCGGATACTTACCGACTTCCATATTGTACCTAACATGTTCAACAAGGTCGTCCTTGCTCTTTATGTTCGTCATTTCAAGGTACTTCTGCAAGCAGTCGAACAAGAATTCGCAATACCTGTCGTAGTCATCCGCCTTAAGGATGAATCCGTTGGAGTAATAGAGGTCTGGACCGTTCTTGATATACTTGACATAATCGTCGTAGTATTCAGGGTGGTAGAGTTGGATTACGAGTTCGAGGATGTAGAGGTCGTCAATACAGTTGGAGAACCAATAACCCTGTTCAACGGTATCCGCAGAAATCACCATAGGCTCCTGTGGTGTAGGCTCCTTGTGGTCGGGGTGGTGGAACGGTTCGCAGGTAACCACATCGTAATCGGTGAAAAGTTTCTCGAAATCAACATTCTCCGAAATTCCGCTGAGCGGCCTCCTGTACTGCATCTGCCCCTTAATCTTAGCGCCCTGAACATTCTTCCAAATCCAATAAGTACCAGTGTTCTCAATGTAGAAATAGTTCTTGTCGGAAATGTTGTCGCCCGTGTTGTCCTTGGTGAAGCAAACCTCGTTACCGTTAGCCGCACCCACCTGAAGAGGGGTGATAACAGCGTCGTTTAGGAAGGCGAAGTTCTTCTTCTCGTAGCAGAGCGAATAAATCTTCACATCGTCCCTCTTGGCGACATTATCGTCCTCAGGAAGCAGGTAGGACATATCAACGCCGAGTTCGTCCTTGAATATCTTAACCTTCTCCTTGGTGATGCTGTTCGTCCTGAAGAATCGTGTCTCAATGAGGTTCTTGACACGGCTACCGTCCCACAGTTGGTCAGGGAAGCCCCTGCGCATCTTGTCACAGTATTCCCTCGCCGTCTTTGTCGTGTAATGCCTGAACGCAGCGAATTGGAAATCAACGGGTGCGAACGGCGACTCGCCGTCAACGGAAAGCCCAACATTGTTGCAGCACCTGAGGGCGTTTGGTGAAGGCGTGTGGGTGAATCCCCTTCCTTCCCACTTGATATCCTCAAGTCCGCCCCTTACGATTGAACTTACATGCATATCCTCAGGGAAGTCATAGGCAACCTTCGTGTCGAACGGAATTGGCTCAGGGAACCTCTCCATAAGCGGCCTGTCATCGTAATCAACGAGTCCGTTATCGCCGACAGTCATAAGGTTAATGTGAATCAAGTCGAAGTTCCTGAACTGAGGAAGTGCGAGATACTGCCCGATTGTAATATTGCCCCTCGTGAAGGTAAGGTATTCGTCGCCGCAGTCAATGAAAAGAATCCAATCGTAGTCGTTCTTCAACTCCGCATAACACTCGGTGTAGCACTTCAACTGAACCACCTTCTGTCCACGGACATCAACGAGGTCGACATAGCCGTCCTTAACGTAATCGCCGATGACATCCTCGAAATGTTCACCGTCAGGGTCGTTGTTGTCATATATCCTGATATGGGAAACACCAATCTGCTTGTGCCATTCGACATACTCACGGACATACCTGTTCTCGTTCTTGCCGATACAGCATATGAGAGTCTTGATTTCGTCAGCCTCCTTGTATTTAGGAACCTTGATTCCGAGTTGAGGGAAGCGGGCGAAGAACGCCTCACGCTCCTTTACCGCCTCCGTGTTGTCATATGAAATTCCGTCAGGGTGATACAGTTCGAACGAATCGTCAATGACTGTCTTCAACTCCATCTGCTTGGCAAGGTAATAATGTGCCTCGCCACCCCAACCGTACTTGTTGTCCTCGAAGTTTTGGAACGGATAAATCCTGTCGGCAATCTCCTTCTTCACGAGACGGAACCAACCTTCTCCTTCCTCAACCTCCCTGAACGGAGTGCGTCCTGCCTGCCTATAAAGGTGCATGTTCGTTGGAATAAGCGCCGTTGAACCCTGACACTTGCTTCCCCTTGCTGCCGACACCTCGTAAACGCCGATATCGTCCGAGTTGATTACCTTCTCAACGGAAGACAGCATCTTGGAGACGAACTGCGGATTCCTCATTTCGACATCTGCGTCAACGGTCATCATCCACTTCCTTCCGCCTTCGTTCATTAACTGATAGGCAATCTGCCTCTGTCCGCCGTTATATACATTGTGGGCGAAGATAAGGTGTTCGTCAACGCCGAATTCCTCCTTGTACGGATTCTCAGCACCGTTGTCAAGTACATATGTATCAATGATATATGTGTCGAAATAGTCCTTGAACCGCCTGTACCAAACCTTTGCATTTTCGCTCTCTTTGTATGTCAGGATACAGAATGTCACATTTTTTTTTAGGTCCTCGTATGGGTTGTAGTTGATATAACTCTTCCAGAAGTCCCAATCGTACTTCTTGTATGCGTGACAGCCGAAAGGAAGTTTCTTGGTTTTCTCATAATGCTGCGCAGGTGCTTCTTCGAGTGAGAACAACGCAGCCTCCATAGGTGTTGGAATCTTGAGACTCCTGTCGAAGTTGGCAGCGAAGAAACCATCGTCAGTCCCTTCGTGCGGAAGGTTCTTTCCGACAAACTTGTTGAGGTATTCTATCATCGAAGAAACCTTCCTGAGCGAGAAGCCGCCGTTACCGACATACAGCCCCCTATCAGAGAACCACTTCACGAAGAACGGAGCCCCGACATAATCATATCCCTTGTCACACCATTCGTTCAGTTCGTCGTTGAACACCCAACAGTCAAGTTGGTAGATGAGCATATATTCGTACTCCTTGAAGGCGTTGTAGAAAAACACGCTGTTCATCAGCCTTCCGTATGCCATCCTGTCAGTGAAAAACTCCTTGTCGAAGCTGAAAACGAGCAATGAGCCCATCACCCTGTGATACTCGTCAACGCTTATATCGTCAGGGCAAACGAGGCAAATCCTGTGGTTCGCACCAAGGACCTTCTTTAATCTCATCAACGAATGAATCTCGTCATTCGTCATATGTTCCTTGTAAGCAGGAACCACTATAATACATCTGTTATCCATATCCTTTTATTCTTCTACAATATCGTACATCCTTAATGTAAAGTTTCTTCTCGTTAAGTAAATAATAACCAACCTTTCCGCCAAAAAACTGCATATTCTTGCCTGCTGTAAATGTTCGTTATCGTCAGGAAGGTGGTTTTTGGCATAGTCTTCCTCGTGGCTCTTCATATAGTTTATGAAACTTTCGTCGCTCGTCGGGTCGATGCCAACCCTTTCGCAATATTTCAACAGCACACCGAAAACGAAATCACAGAGGTCAATGAAATCTTCCTTCCTAAAAAATAAAATATTGGAATCTATCAGTAGCCCCCTGTTCTCTGCGGTTATTGCTGGTTGTATAAAATCGGGATATTCTTCGGCTATTATTTGCATCATAACATCATAATCATTTATGTTATGACAAAAATCGTATTGAAGCCTAAGATTGCCAACATCGCACGGAATCTTGCTAAGGCAGTCGCAATTTTTAAACTCTTCGTCCATATTCGGAATAAAATTCACATCATCCGTAAATTTCAAATATCTATGAAAATGTGCAAGCCCTACATACTTCTTTAGTACCCATCGCTTGTTCTTATATATCTCGTATATCTTCTGCCACTCGCTGAAACCAATGTTCGACAACTCGCAATCAAGTTTCATAACACCAAGATTATTTGAATATATATCGCAATCGCTTGAACACGCTATCTTATATATTGGATTCCTCCTGGTTGTATCGAACTGTTTATGAGCAAAAACAAATATCCCTAAATTCCTGTTATTGTGTGGAACTCCGTGAGTTGCGGCAAAACTCTGTAGGTTTTCGTCAGTAAGATTCCGCTCAAGATAATCTATCCAAGTCTCGGTTACTACCTTTTTACCACCAATACACTTTATCTCTTCAGAGTTTTCTGGAAAAATCATCCCTAAAAACCCTTCTGTGTAAT